ACAACCCCGAAAGGGGTTATTTTTTTGCCCAGAGAGCGGGGTGAGGGCATGGACATCTACCTGGTTGACGACACGGCAGGCGTGACCTTCCAACTGCCGGTCAACCCCGACAAGATCGTCATCAAGCGGGAGAAGCTGCTGGACACGGTCACGATCCTCAACATGGGAGAGGCGGACTTCACGATCGGCACCAAGGTCACGGAGATCAGCCTCAGCAGCTTTCTGCCGATCGCCTACGACAGCGAATATTGCCAGTACGCCAGCATCCCGGACCCGCAGCAGGCGATGCAGCAACTGACCACCTGGACGGTGAGCAAGAAGCCGGTCCGGCTGATCATCACCACCACCGTCGTCAACACCCTGGTGCTGGTTGACGCTCACACAAGCACCTTCCAGGGCGGCGAACCGGGCGACGTTTACTACGACCTGACGCTACGGACGTGGAACCCGATTACCGTCCGGACCCAGGCGCAGGTGCAGGCGGCAGCGGCCGTCAATGTCTCGGCGCTCCAGACCCGGCCGGACACAAAGCCTGTCCCCAAGACCTACACGGTCAAGTCCGGGGACAGCCTCTTTATTATCGCCAAGATGTGTCTCGGAGACGGCTCGAAGTGGCAGGCCATTTACACGGCCAACCAAAGCACCATCGGCCCCAACCCGAACCTGATTAAACCGGGAATGGCTCTGGTGATGCCCTGATGGCCGTGACATTTGGCGAGCAGGACTACGAGTTTATCCTCAATAACCAGTATTACCTAAAAAACATCGTCGAGAGCGCCATACTGACGGACTCATTGAGCAACATCGCCTACAAGGCTGAGATCAAGATGGTGGTCACCGACGACTTCCCGGGTATCGCCAACGGCCAGGCATTCAGAGTGAGCGGCGTGCCGCTGGGCGGCACGACCATGGTCTACCTGCTGCACCCGGGCGTGGTCTGGGAGATTAACAGCCAGAACAAGGGCGTCAAACACCTGACGGCGACCGTCTACGACAAGACCATCTACCTGGAGAAAACAGAGGACGAGTACCTGTTCCCAGCCGGGCAGACGGCCGACCAGCGCCTGAAGCAGTACGCCTCGGATTGGGGCATCCCTCTGGACACCATACCGGGCACGGGGGTGCTCCTGGCCCCGACCGGCACCGGAGCCTCGCACCGGGGGACGGTTTACAGCATGCTCCTCTCGGACATCCAGGAGACGAGCATGAAGGGGGGCACCATGTACCGTCCCCGAATCACGGAGAACGGCCTGCGACTGTTCGTGATCGGCAGCAACACCACGGTCTGGGTGCTGGAGAACGTCGAGGAGATCGACCAGTTACGGACGCTCGAAGGAGCGATCACCCAGGTCAAGGTTTTAGGCAAGGAGACCTCTGGGACGAAGACGCCCGTCCTGGCCATTGCCAGCGCCCAGACGGCGCAACTTGGCACGCTCCAGAAGCTCGTCCAGAACAGCAAGATCACCACCACGGCGGAGGCCAAGGCGGCAGCGACCGCCCTGCTGACCGGCCTTCTGGAGACCTTCACGGTGACCAGCCCGGACATCAACATCATGCGGGCAGGGGACGCTGTCGTGCTGAACGGCATGAACCTGATAGCGACGGACGTCTCCCACACGCTGGGATCACCAGGCCATATGACCGTGCAAATGGCGACGTCGGACTATGTGCGGAGGAAATATTATACTAATGGTAACCAATCCGTATAAGGATCTGGCCGAATCAGTGACCGGGCACATCAAGAAGCACGTCGACAAGAACCTGAAGGGCATCCCGGCCGAACTGGGCACCATCACGGCAGCCGGGGGCGTGCAACTGGACACCTTCAAGCACGAGATCAGCAGTTACCTGGTGGCCGATTGGCAGGCCAAACTGGACATACCGGCCTTCGCCATGGGCGGCAGCCAGAGCGGCCTCCTGGACTCGAAGGGCGGCCAAGTAACCGGAGCAGCAGCCTGGGCGTTCGGCCCGGCAACGATTGACCAGGTACACGTCGAGATTAAACCTGACCTCAAGGCCGGAGACCGGGTGCTTTGCATACCTGTCAACAACGGACTGAGCGTCGTAGTACTCTGCAAGGTGGTGGCAAATGATGGTTAATATCTACCCGACAGACGTACCGGCGGCCACGCCGGAGACGACAGTGACTCCAGCCTCCCGGGTGAACTTCGGGACAAGCTGGAATTTTGATTTTACGGCAGGCGACTTCGTGACCACGGCGACCGGGCAGGGCGTGCCCACACAGGGCGTCCAGGCCTGGACAGATTGGGGTCTTAAGGCGCTCCTGACCTTGAGGTACAAATACCCTGTCTACAGCCGGATCTACGGGCAGGATTTTGACGACCTGATCCGCAGGAACCTGACAAGGGCGGCCAACGAAAGCGAGATCCAGCGGATTGTGACGGAGACCCTGATGGTCGACCCCAGGACGGCCAAGGTCGACGCCTTCGCGTTCGCCTGGGACGGCGCTACCTGTTATTTCACCTGCCAGATCACGAGCGTCAAGGCAGAGACTGCGACCATTTCAAGCGAGGTGACAATGTCATGAGCGACGCACTACCGGAATACCTGGCGGACCAGACCCAGGACGTCATCCTTCAGCGTATGCTGGGGAACGTCCCTGCCGGGGTGGACACGACAGAGGGATCATTTGTCTGGGACGTTGTCACCCCGGCCTCCATCGAACTGGCGACAGCAGCGATCTGGGCGCAGCAGGTGCTCAAGTACGGATTCGCCGAGACCACCTACGGAGCCTACCTGGATCTGCGATGTGGTGAGGTCGGCCTGACCCCGAGGAAAGCGGCTGTCTGCGCCACCGAAACACTGACCATCACGGGCACCGCAGGAACGCCCATCGCCACCGAGACGGTGGTCTGCACACCGGCGGACAACGCCACCAGCACGGCCTCGGTCGAGTTCACCACCGACGCTACTGTGACCATCCCGGCAGGCGGCAGCATAACCGTGCCGATCACCGCCGTGGTGGCCGGGGCAGCCGGGAACGTGGCGCTCGGGACGATCACCGTACTGTCGGTCCCGATACCGGGCGTCGCCTCGATATCCAACACCGCCATGAACGGAGATGGCACGGACGAGGAGAGCGACACCGCCCTACTGGCAAGATACCTGGCCAAGGTCCAGAATCCGGGCACGAGCGGGAACAGGGCGGACTACAAACAATGGGCCATGGCAATCCCTGGCGTGGGAGACGCCCAGGTGATCCCGCTCTGGAACGGGAACGGCACGGTCAAGGTGGTGCTGCTCGGGGCGGACAACCTACCGGCCAGCGTCGTCATCGTGGCTGCAGCCCAGGAGGCAATCTGCCCGGGGGGCCTGCCCACCGGAGACGGCGAGGCCCCGATCGGGGCGGCAGTGACAGTGACGGCTGCCACAGCGGTACCCATCAACGTGACGGCCAGTCTGACCATGGACGGCACGGTGGCCGAGGCAGACATCAAAACGGCCTTCGTGGCCGCCCTGACCAGTTACCTGGCCGGGCAGGCATTTGTGACCGACCCGACAAACAATCCGCCGACCCAGAACGTCTCCATTAAATGGGCGCAGATCGGCTCCCAGCTACTCAACCAGGCCGGGGTGACGGACTACGCCAACCTGCTGGCCAACGGGGGGACGGCCAACATTGCCATCGCCCTTGGGCAAGCGGCCGTGCCGGGGACGGTGACATTCTCATGAGCGTGACCAGCCCCAAAGGGCAGGAGATGATGGGCTACATTCCGCCGTACTACGCCACGTCGATCGTGATGCAGGCGGCCATGCAGGCGGACGGGATGGAGTTCGACAGCCTCAAGGCCGCTCTGAACGACGTCCTGAACCAGTTTTTTGTGGACACGGCCACCTGGGGATTGAGCATCTGGGAAAGCACGCTGGGAATCACGACCATGGCCGGGAAGCCGGACGACCAGCGCCGATCAGTTATCAAATCGAAGCTCCGGGGCATCGGCACCGTGACCATCACCATGATCCAAAATGTGGCCGAGGCTTACGTGGACGGCTCAGCGAGCGTCGCCAACCACCCGGAGACATATTCCTTCATAGTGACGTTCGTCGACCCGCTGGGAATACCGCCGAACCTGGCCGACCTACAGGCAGTGATCGAGCAGATCAAGCCAGCGCATTTGGCGGTGAATTACGCATTTACTTATACCACCTGGGGCAACGTCGAGGCTTTAACCTGGGCTGGGGTAAAGACCAGCACCTGGGGTGCCCTGAAGACTAGGGCAATTTAAGGAGGCGCAACCATGTCAACACCAACTTCGAACTACGGCCTGGTTAAGCCGGACCTGACCGACACTGCCGACATCGGCGTTCTCAATGGGAACATGGACACCCTGGACACTACGCTGCACACGATATACGGGAGTACCACGTCCCAGTTGACAGCCCTGGCCGCAGCACTGGGCCTCGTCAGCGACGGGCAGAGCGCAAGCGGGGACGCCTTGGCGAGGCTGGCCAACCTGGTCCAGGACCTGGGGCAAGAAGCCGATGCAGCCAACTCATCCGGGTCAACCCTAGCCAGGTTGGCGTATTTGATCAGTCTGGTCAACACCATTTACGCTTATGAGACGGGTACGATTCAGCCCGGCATTGGAGCACAGGCCGACGCGGCCAGCGCCACAGGCTCAGCCAACGCGAAGCTAAAGGATATAAAAAACTACGTATCGAGCACCATTCTGGGCTACCTGAATGGCACGACTGCCATCCCTGGCCTCGGGAGCACGGGAGATGCAGCCAACTCATCCGGGTCAACCCTAGCCAGGTTGGCGTATTTGATCAGTCTGGTCAACCCGATCACCCAAGCTCCGGTCACCGGCGTCAAGACCGTGACCGCAACACCGGCTGAGGTGTTCGCCGGAGCATCGGCGCTGACAACACGCTGCCAGTTGACGATCAAGAACGAGGACCAGGCCCTGCGGATGCGGGTAGGGTCGTCAACCGTGAACCAACAGACCGGCTTCCCGGTCGAACCGGGGGCGGCATGGTCGCAGGATTTTAACCCGGCTAATTACATCCCAATTTACGCCGTGAGCGAGGGCGCAAGTCTTAATATGGCGGTGATGGAAGAGTGACCTACGAATTGACTGACAACCAGGGGACAGTGACGCTCAGCGTCAGCTTCGCCGACGAGGACATAGACCTGCAGGGGCAGATCGACGTCAAAGGGACAGACGCAGATGCGCTGAATTACCTGCCGACGTTTGAGGGCGACCTGCGGCGGAACTACGCTTATCTATGGCCGCTGCCGGTGATGCCGCCAATGCCGCCAATGGGAGGTATGTGACATGAAAATCATCCCAGGACCATACAGCCAAGCTCAATTGGCAGAAGCAATTTTCAGCGTCGAGAACCAACTCACAGAGCGGTTCTTGCGGAACGGCGTGATCACGGTCGCCGCTGAGCAGGAGCAGTGGAGACAGGCCATCCAGCAGGCCAGTTTCGGCAGAAACACGGTCATGTACGATGACCAGGGCAACCCGTCTATTATGGTTGTCGTACCCTTACTGATGCAATCGCAGTTGCTCTCCGGGGGGGCGACGGCACCCCATCCGGCTTTCACGGTCAACGGTGCTACGAAGCCGGTGATCTACGTTGCCAAGTACCTGTGCGCCTACACCGGCGCAACCACGACGCTGAGAGCTTTCAGCCTGCGGATGCAGGACCCGGGCAACGGCATTAACTATGACAATGCGCGGCTGGCCTGCACACAGAAGGGGACCGGCTGGCACCTGATGACAAACGCGGAGTGGGCTTGTATTGCCCTCATCTGCAAGACACGTGGCCCCTTCTGGCCGCGGGGCAACAACAACTACGGCAGCGACATTAACATCGCGTCAGAAGCAGCTACTCCCAGTGAGTTTGAATCTGGGAACGTCGGCAGGACTCTGACCGGTTCCGGTCCTCTGGCCTGGTCGCACGACGGAACCCCATTCGGGATCTACGACCTGAACGGCGACGTCTGGGAATGGGTTGGCGGTATGCGGATCAATGCCGGAGAAATCCAGGTGTTGCAGGACAACAACGCTGCCGACGGGTCTAAGGATCAGAGTTCCGGCAGCGCGGCCTGGCAGGCGATCCTTCAGGCGGGCACCCTGGTTGCTCCGGGCACCGCGCTGACGCTGAAATACGATTTTGTAGCTGCGCCAGCATCTAGCGGGGCGGCACGAATTAACACGTCTACCCAGGCTAATGCCAGCAACTTCGTGTCCGGCAACACATTTGAGACCCTTGCTGTGGCTGGCGGCGTGACGGTGCCCAACCTGCTGAAACTACTCGCCTTGGCACCGATAGACACGAGTCACGGCGCGGACGGATTCTGGATG